CTAAAGCCGAGAGCATCTCCATGGAGGCAGACGCGCTGTCACGTCGCGCTCAGTACAACAGCTACATCAAGCAAGGCTTGTCCGAGATGGAAGCTACGTACATGGCGCTGGAGTCAATGAACTTTACCAAGCGTGGTGCTTCTCCAAGCATCCACATTGCCAACTCATTGATTCCGTTCTTCAACGCACAGATTCAGTCTTTGAACGTGCTGTACAAGGCCATGACAGGCAAGCTGCCTTTCAACGAGCGTTTGAAGATTCAGGAGAAGTTGCTGACCCGTGGCTTGATGATTGCCGCTGGTACGCTGGCCTATGCCGCCGCGATGCAGGACGACGAAGCGTACAAAAACGCAACGCCCGATCAGAAGTACGGCAACTGGTTTGTGCGTATTCCCGGCGTTGACGAGCCGCTTAGACTGCCTATCCCGTTTGAGATTGGCTACATCTTCAAGGCTTTGCCCGAGGCACTGTACAACTCGATGGTCAACGAGCGCGGTGGTGAGGAAGCTGTCCAAGCGTTCCGTCAGATCCTGCTCAACACGATCCCCGGCGGTACGTCTTACGGCATCCCACAGGCTATGCGCCCAGCAATCGAGGCTGGCCTTGGCAAGTCGTTCTACACAGGCCGTGACATCATGTCTGCCCACGAGCAAAAGCTATTGCCTGAAGCGCAGTTCCGTGAGAACACTTCACAGATAGCCAAGACCGTTGGTGCGGCGGCTGGTGTGTCTCCAATCGTGCTTGAGCAGCTTGTGCAGGGCTACACCGGCAGTCTGGGCTTGGCGTTCTTGCAGGCGGTCAGTATGCCGTTTAGCAAGTCCGAGTCACCTGAGAAAGCATTCAAGCGCTTGTCTGAGATGCCTGTTGTCGGTACGGCCTTCCAGCCCAACGATGCTGGCGGTATCATCAACGCCGCTTACGACAGGATGAACCAGTTTGCCAAAGTCAAGGCTACTGTGGACGACTTGCTTGAGCGTGGGGAGAAAGCCAAGGCGCTGGAGTTAATCAACACCAAGGCTAATCAGTACGCGGCTGGCGAGATTGCACAGGACTTCACCTCGACCATGGCAGAAATGTCACAGTACGAGAGAGCCATCCGTGCATCTAACCTGACGTCCGAGCAAAAGCGTGAGCGTTTGGATGAGATTCGCAAGATCAAAATCCGGTACGCTGACACTATGCGCGGGGCAGTCGATAAAACAATACCCCAGTAAAACCTTTGTAGATGCCCGTCTTGGCACGGGCATCTCTTAGGCGGCATAGAACTGCTTTGCGCAGTCCTAGTTCACGAACAGTGTCAGTATCAAGGCAGGGGACGAAGAACCCCTGCCCTTTCTCAAGCGTCTCCCACGGGAAGCGGATTGATGATACTTTCATCTAGCTCGTCCATCTTACGTCTTACGCGCATCGCTGGAACCCGCATGGCGGGGCCTTTGGTCTTGGAGGTCATGTTCTTCCTGAGATACTCGATCTGAAACGTATCCTCAAGCTGGCGCTTGAACGAAGCATAGCCAAAACTCATAGAAGCGCAATAGGACTTGAGCAGTGTCTCCTCGATGAAGTAGTCGATGTAGCCCGGCGTGATGCCATGCTCCACCCGCCCAAGGATCTTGCTACGCGTGATAGTCTGGTCGATGACCTGACCGCTACCGAGTTCAGCCATCAAGCCGCCAGTGCTAGGACGGATCACAACAAAGTTGCCGTAGCTGTCACGCGTGTATGAATTCAGAACATCTTCTGCGGTGCGCAAACTGTGCTTCATGCTGGCGCGCATGGCCGTCACAACCTTCTTAAACGCATTCAGCACGGGGCGCAGTGGGATGTCCACAATGCCAGCCGCTTTGAAAGCATTACGAGCATGGACTGCGGTTCCGATGCCAGCCATCCAAAAGCGCTCGTCGTTGGTTGCGTTGAACTCTGTGTACATGGCGGCTACTGCCTCACGAACAGTCGTAGGGAACTCATCCGCATGCTCGACCATGTACTCGACCAGCTTGTAGCCAGCCACGCCATAGTTGTACTGCAAAGACTTGATGATCTCAATCTCGTGTGGCTCCCATGTCAGCGCTTCTTCAAACGTAAACTCAAGCAGTCGGCGAAGCTCGCCCTCTGATGAGTGGTCACGTCCGCCAGTCAGGTAGTCCACAACGTGGGTGTTAGATGACATCAGGCACACAGTCATCCATGTCGACAGGTTCAAGCGTTCCTTGTTGGAGCCAGACTCCATACGCTCCTTACCACGGCCTTCGGTCATGTCCAAGAGAAACTCGGGCAACCACTCAGGCGCTGCTCGGTTCTTGGCGGTGATCTCGTCCGTGATAAGTGGGTGGCTGTTGAGCAAACCCAAGCGTTGTTGCATGGCCACAGGAGAAGTGCTCTTGCCTGTGCGGTAGTGCGTTGGGTGCCCCCAAACAGAAGCCGCGGCTTCAAGAGACAAAGTTTTACCCGTCCCCGACTCCGTGGATGCGCAATGGTATGTCATGCCATAGATGCCTGTAAAGCGCATGAAGGGCGCTCCAGCACCGGCAAGGATGACGGCTAAGTGCCCCCACATCTTCTTGGCGATCAGCATGTTGATGAAGGCGCGCCACGCCTCGATACTGCCTCGGGGTTCGGTGTTGACTGTGATGTTCTCCAGTCCGGGCATCGGCACTTTGACTGGCGGTTTGCCCTTGCTAAAGATACGCCCTGCGTAAACGTATGTGTTGTCTTCTTGCCAGCCGTAGCTGTCAGGAACTTTGATCGCAGGTCTGCTTGTACTGGCTTCTTCCACGCATGCCCTCACATATTCAAAAAGGTTCTTGTCGTTGTTGTGACCAAAAGCGGCCACCACGTTTTGGCTGGCCAAAGCTTTAACAGTCTCGTCCTTGCTGACCACAGCTTTCTGCGCCATGGTTATGTTCACTGCACCCTCGGGCTTGAGCGCGATCATGTGCACTGTGTGATCCCCGTTGCTGTTGAGGATGTCAACAACAAACAGTTCGTATGGCAGTAGCATGACTTGCTTCTTGGACTTGACGCCCTCGTCGTCTTCTACTGTGCGCTCCATGAACGTACCGCCGTTGGCTCCGTAGGAGTACCCGCGTGGTGGCGTTGGGCGCATGACCTTGATGGTCTCCGTTGCCGTGACTGCGCTCTCGCTTGAGAGCTTGACCTCGATCTCTTTCTCCTGCACCTCGACAGCCAACTCACGACCAAGGATCAGCGGGTTGGTGATCTTGCCCCAGTGTGTACATGATGGACATATACCGGGGTTTTCCGAATCCATCTTGACGCAGGGGTAGGGACCTTTGATGCTTTGCAGCTTCTGGTTCATACGCTCAGGCTCGTATGGGTGCATCTTGCTCAGCCACACAGCCGCCTTGTTGCCGTCCTCACAGACCTTAGTCCATGACAGAAGTCCTCTCCAGATCGGCTCCATGCCTTCTTCCTGCGCGTGCTCGATGTAGTGCGCAAGCTGGTTGCAACCCCGCGCATTTTGCGTAGCCATCCAAATTGGTTTGAACTTGGTTACGCTGTTCTCAAAGAGTTTGACACTGGTTGGAGAAGAAGTGGCCTTGGAGGGGCGTGCACCGGGCAGGTCAAGCTTGGGAGCTTGCGCTTCGTACACAGAACCCACCAGCTTTTCTCGAAGCAAAGCCGCCAACTCGTCGAAGTTGAACACATCGCCCTCAGTCAGTATGCGCACGGGGCGCGGCGTTGCGTACTTCTTCTTGAAGTTAAACGTGTCAGGAACTCGTAAGACACGGGCGGCGTCAGCCGTCACAGTCATGTCGATTGCCAAGCTTTCCTGCTTGCACAAGCGCTTTAGGTTCTCGGCCACGGGCTTCCAAGAGTCGACAGGCACAGCGTCATGCAGGGGCCAGTAGCAGTGCAAACCGCCACCAGACGCCACGACGTAGGGGGTGCCTAGGGCATCCATGCCTGTCTTCTCTAAAAACGCGCTAAGAGCCTGTGCCGCATCTTTCTTCGATGCGTACCCATCCATGTCGATGAACAACGATCGGACGTACTTAGCGTTCGCAGCAGTGCGGTTATCTTCTTCACCAAAGGTAGCCAAGGCAAAGTAAATGTCGCACTTGTCTTTAAGCCAGCGCTCAATTGGCGCTGATGTTTTGTCGAGCGCGTCAACAAAGACGTGCTCTTTTGCCTTCGAAAGTTCTGCCACACAGTACCGGCCAAATTCTGGCGACGGCAGAACAACCGCTAAAAACTCAAGCGGAGTCATTGAAGTCCTTGGTTGGGTTACAGGAAGAGGTCGAGTTGTCGTGCGTCTTTGATCTGCAAGTCGTCAGGCGGAGCCATGACAGTCAAGCGTCTCAATACTTCCAGTTGCCATTCCTTGGGTAGCCCAGTATCCAATTCCATCAGTTCAGCGCTGAAGCGAATCAGTTCTTGCGTGGTGAGGGATCGAGGTTGTATTCCGTACATATTTTTCTCCATGCCTCATCCGCTGTGCGTGAGGTCTGCATTATTTTGGTTAAGAATTCGACGCGGTTACGATAGGCCACGAACACCTCAGTGCCTGTGAACCAGTTGTAAACGGTCTGCCGTGAGACGCCAAGCGCATAGGCAATCTTCGTGACAGGGAAGTCAAGATGGATCGCCCAACGCCCAAGCTGGTTGCCCAGCGACTTCGGCGTCTTCGCTACTTCGTCAATGATTTTTTGTGAGTAAGCCATAGTGGTTTAGGTGGGGGTACTAACTGCTCGTCCGCAAGTTTCACAACTTTGCACAGCTTTCCCCCCGATTCAGTTACTCATCGTCCCAATCAGCAACGATGTCGGCCAGCTTGTTCTTCTTAGCTGGTACGGATTCAACCTTGGCTGGCGCCTTGCGAACTTCTGGCTCTTCGTCAGCTTCGGCTTCCACAGGGGCAGGCTTGGCCTTGGCTTTTGCCTTGGTTGCTTTGACTTCCGCCACGGCTTCAGCTTCGTCTTCTTCCATCATCTCGCCCATAGGCTTAGTTGTAGGACGCTTGCCTTCCAAAGCCAAAGGTGCAGGGGTAGCAACGCCATCCAAAGCGGCAGGGGTAGAGGCCACGGCCTTCTCAGCATCCTTGGACTGTGCTTGCTCTTGGGCTGTAGCGTACTCGTCATCAGTCAACCAACGCACAGGGGAGAAGATCAGCTTGGGTGACTCAGCCTTGGTGTCAAACTTCATGCGGGTCACGATGGCATCCAAGTTGACTGGAGGAGTCTGAGCGGCCATGTAGCGAGCGTATGCCTGCAATGGGCGCTTGTCGCCTTCTTCCTTGCCAAAGATGGATGTGGCTGGCAGAGTCACTTGCAACACGTCGCCTTCGGGGTTGTTAGCCAAGACCACAGCCAAGCGCTGTTGATAACGGCAGGCACGGCTTTGACCATTACCAGACCCAGCGATGTTCTGTGGGCACGTAGAGCAGCTTGCTGACTGCTTGTTACGCACGCCTGCATCAGGCTTCTCACCATCGGCAGAGGTGCAGTCAGGGGCGGCGGCGGCCGCGTCTTTGTCGTAAGAGCCTGCGTAGAAGATACGGCTGACCTTGGGGGCGGCTTTGACCACGATCACATCCAAGTGGCGGTCTTCGATCGACGCGATCTCCTTGCCACCGGACAACAGGCGGAACACACCGCCCTTGATCGAGACGCGCTTGATGCCACCGCCGGTGTTGACACCGCCGGCCAAGGCCAAAGTAGTTGCTGAAAGTTCTGCGTTGCGTGCGAAAGCAGGAACGTTTGAGGGATTAAACATTGCAATATTACTCATTTGGTTTTCCATTTAGGTTGGTTTGCGTACAGAGATGTCGAACTCAGATGTAGAGTTCAGACCGGGCGGTACGACCCCGGGGTTTTCTTCCAAGAACTGAGCCATGTTGGACTGCGCGATGCGCTTCTCCAAAAGCTCGACGGCTTCATGAGCCAACACGAACTTCTTGAACTCGTCCCAGTCTTGTGTGTAGTAGCGAGTTTTCACGGACATGACTGCCGTGCCCTCGGTAGTGCGCACAGATGTAACCCCCATGGCCTTCATCTGCTCTTTGATCGCGTTCTTGATCTCTTCCTGTTGCGCCTTGAGTGCCTCCGCTTGGGTGTCGTACTCTTGGGTCAGTTCGGTCAGACGCGTGCGTAGCTTGCGGTAAATTTTTACCAGCTTATCCAGCGGTACTGCTTCTTCTTCCATAGCTTCTCCTGTTGTTTTGTTGTCTAAGGTTGGACAGTTTACATGTATTTTGGATTGTTGCAACCCCCTTTCAAGATTTAATTTCAGTTTCGAACATGTCGGTCAGGAGTAAGTTGTCACTAACTTTCCCTTCCAACGCTTTAAACATCTTCTTCTCAATGGGGCTACTCTGAATGTGGATCACAGTAACTTTGTCTGAGTCCTGCCCCTTGCGGTCTGCACGGGCACAGCACTGGATGTACTGCTCAACGCTCATCAAAGGCCCGTAGAACACCACAGTATCAGCGGCAGTCAACGTGATGCCGTGGGCAGAAGCCGCAGGCTGCATGACCAACACACGTGGGTTTTCTTCGGTCTGAAATCTATTGATAGTTTGCCCCCGTTTGCTGGGGGTGATGTCTCCATGAATGCACTCATTGACGATGCCCTTCTTGGTGAGGTATGTGCTGATGGTGTCGATGGTGCTTCGGAACAAAGCGAAGATGATGACCTTGCGATCTGTCTCCTCCAAGATTTCCTCCAGCACCGACAAGCGAGGCGCAGAGTCAAACTCCACAACTTCCCTGTCATCGGTGTACGCCGCACCACAACTGATCTGCAATAGCTTGGACACACCGGCGGCCGCGTTGACTGCGGTGATCGTCTCGCCTGCGGCTTGCACCAGCATGCGCTCCTTGAGCATGGCGTAGTACTTGTTCTGCTGAGGCGTCATGGGAACTTCACGCGTCATGGTGATGACTGGTGGCAAGTCAAGGCACTGTGCTTTGGTAAAACGTATCGCAGGCTGTAGCGCCTCGTGAACTTTCTCCTTGGCATCGTGCTTGGGCGCCCACTTGAACATCGTGATTTTGTTCATTACTTGATCACGCCACGCAGTAAAGAACTTGGGCACACCCTCGGGGTTAACTAGCTTGGCCAAGCCGTACGCATCCACAGGCGACTGAGACGCAGGCGTACCCGTCATCATCCACAGGTATGTGTTGGGCATCAGGATGGAGTTGAGCGCCTTCCAGCGCTTGGTCGTAGGTGTCTTGTATGCGTTGGCTTCGTCCACAATCACAAGATCAAACCGGCCATCGTTACGCACCTCGTCGGCAATCAGGTTGAGTCCTTCGTAGTTGGCAATCACGATCTCGTAGTCACGCTGAATCATCTCGATGCGACGACTAGCTTGAGGATGGTGCGCGATAACGGCCGAGCGGTGAATGATGCTGTTGTTGATGTCGCCCATCCATGCGCTGTGCATGATCGACAGAGGGCACAGAATGAGAACCCTGCGCACCTTGCCAAGCTTCATCAAGTAGTCAGCCGCCCACAGTGCAGACAGCGTCTTGCCAGTACCGGGCTCAGAGAACACGAAGGCTCTCCTGTACATCGTGAGGAACGATGCCGTCTCGATCTGGTGCGCCATGGGTTTGTAACGCCCCGGCCAGTCATAGCGCCGAGTGATCGGCGAAGGTACATTTTTAACACCAAGGTTACGCAAGACCCGCGCTTCGTCCAAGCCCCAATAGACTGCTACGTCATAGCCACCATCAGCGCGAGGGATGGCTTTGCTCTTAGGGATGATGGAGTACTTGTGCGGGTTCCTTGTGCGTAAGATAAGTGCTTTGTCTTCTACGATTTCCATTGCTTCTCCAAGCTTTTATTTTCCGTTGTCGCTCTCGTTGGCGCGTTTATTACGGAGTCGTGTGTTGCCGGCGGTTGACTTGCCGCCAGCTCGCAAAGGTTTGATGTGGTCAATGTCTTTGCCTGATCTGTCGATGCCTTTCTTATCGTAAGCTCTACGCGCCTTTTGACGCTCGATCTGATCCTTGGTTTCTCCACTTGCTTTTTGGAGTTTGTATGCGTGTTTGTAGTCACGCTTGCCGTTTACTTGTGTCATTACTTCCTCCTAGTGTTTAGGATTGAACTCGCATCCGGTGACTTGGCACCAGTTGCATAGCGGGGTTTGATTAGGGTTCCACACATCGTTCTCAAAGCAAGCTTCGAGACGCGCAGTACGCTCACGATACTTCCACCAGAACTGCTCGGCTTGGTCGCGTGTCATCTGCATCTTGACCATATCATCTTTGACAATGAACAGCAACGCAGAGTTGACTTTGCGAATGTGAGGGAAGTGCGCAAACACCATGAGTGACATCAGCACAAGCTGATCCCTATCCGGATACTTGTTGTTGCCAGTCTTCCAGTCGCCCACCCAAGCGGTCAGGTTCTCGTCATCAATGATGAGGATGTCGGCGATGCCGCGAACCCAAACGTCGGGGGACTTCCAGTTGGTGGGCTTCAAGTCCACAGTCAAAGCCATTTCGTACTCAGCAAGCGCCCTACCGGGCTTCTTCAGCATGGCGTCCACTACAGGCTGGAACTGCGCGTACTCAGGTGGTATGGGCTTCTTGTCGCGGATGTAATGCTCAATCGCTTCATGCACCTGATTACCGTACCGCGTGGCCTCAGTCTCTTGGAATGGGTACTTCTTCAAGACCTTGACCTCGTGATACCTGCGTTGGCAGCCTTCAAAATCTTTGAGACTGCTGTGTGACCATGCTGGTTTTTTCATTCGAACCTTGCGTGTTGTATGGCTTCTGTTAGTCGGTTGGCAAACTTGGTGACAAACACTTCGTTGGCGTTAAGGCGGTGCTCGCCCATGTCGCGCAGAATTGTGTGTACAACCTCGTGCCAAAACGTGTCGGCAATCTGTTCTGGTTTGAACTGACGGCCTGTGGTGTTACTCGTTCGGCCTAGCTGGATACGTTGCGTGTCGTAATGCACACGCCCCATGTCGCGCTTGTCGAGCATGGCTTCCACCACCTCGACTGAGTACCACCGCCTACCTACTCTGATTTTTGTTGGCAGTTTCAATATTGCTTCTCCTTAGTTTTTAGCTAACCCATAACGACGGTGCGCGCCCCCGTCAGCGTCCAATGGAATGCCCGGCATATAGGGCGGCTCCATAGTCATTTGGGCTAAGACCCAAGTCTTAGCCTCTTGCACCTCAGCGTCAGGAACCACAACGATCTGCTCGTCATGCACTGTTCCCGCCACGAAGTACCTCTTCGATGTACGCACCATACCATCAGTCATCACGCATCTCGCTACGCCCTGCGTGACGTTGTTGGTTATTTTTCCTGCGTATATCTTAGTACGATCTGGACCATATGTCCACTCCACTTGTTCTTTATTTGATGCCGCGTCTTTGTACCGCCTGATATTGAGGTCTGGATACAACAGTTTCATGCCGGAGGGCAGCTCGATTTCCCCCTTGCGGTACGTCAAACACTTGTGCTTGTACTCTTTGCCCTTGTACAGCGACTCGTGGATCAGCTCACTGTTGAGGTTCCAGAAGTCCACCACAGGCGTAGCCGTAGCGCGGTACTTGTCGATGATGGCCTTGGCCGCGAGGCAGTGGATGACTAACTCCTTGGTTGTGCAGGTGTGCGGTATCCCTTGAAGTTTTTCAACGTTGACATCCCAATCAAGAAATTTCTGCGCCATGGCTTGGGTGACACCGAGTTTCTTCGCAAATGAAAGGTCGTAACGCTGGGGCGGGGCACCGAGGAAGCCTGTGAGGAGTTGCGATGCGAACGCCGCCCAACCCAGCCCATAGCCGCACCCAAGGAGCGCGCTCTTTGCAGACTGCCGAAGGTCAGGGTGAGACTCTTTAGTGAGTCCGGGTATGTTAAACATCTGTGCACCGAACGCGGCATAAGGGTCACCTCCAGCCCTGAAGATGTCGAGCATGTCTGTGTAGTCCGATAACCACGCAAGGACTCGCGGCTCAATCTGCGATAGATCTCCAACGACGAGCTGGTGGCCATCGGGAGCCATAATCGCTTTGCGTAAGAACGAACCTCGCTTGAGGTTTTGCATGTTAATGGCCGAACCCTTGCTTGCTGTCCACCGGCCAGTCTGCGCACCGTAGTACGAGAGAGGTACTGGTAAGGCTCCGCGTTGACTAATTTCGAGGAATCTCTGAGCCCTTGTGCGCTCGGTGGTTGACTTAACCCTAAGACGCGCTTCACAAAGTAAGGCAACGTCTTCACGTTCACCGTTGAGTAACGCTTGAAATAGAGCGTCGTTCTTGGCGAGGGCAAGAGTCTCTTTCCCTGTCGTTTTACTGACTTTGGTGGGCGGAACCACATTGAGTTTTTTAAGTAGTTCAGCAAACTGCTGATTCGATGCCAGCGCAGTTTCTTCCACGCCGAGCTTTTGTAATAGTGCTTCACGGTTTTCTTTCTCCTCTAATATGGCGTCTGTCAACATGTTGGGGTCAAGCTGCAAGCACGCACGCGTGTACATCTTGAGGGTCATGTCGATCAGCCTGAGTTCTTTGGATGGGTAGCCAACAGCCAAGCGGGTGAAGATCTGCTCACACAGCCAGACATCATGCGCACAGTACTCGGCAAGTTCTTTCTCCATGGCAGGCGTGAGCGTGTCGTAGCCGTCTGTCTTGTACACAGCTTCGCCCTTGGGCGGCAGGCCAAAGGCTTGCGACAGGATCAGGAGTGAGTTTCCCACCTCGACACCCCGTAGAGCACGAGCCATAGAAAGAGAATCAAAAATAAAGCATGGGTGCCAGTCATATACCCATTCCAATATAGATACATCGAACTGAGCGTTGTGAGCCAGAACAGCAGTGGTCTTAGGATCATAGCAAGCAAGGATGCGCGGGAGTTCATCTCCTCTGTACCACTGTGTGCGCTTGTCTGATCCGTACTCATGGATGCAGGCTCCGAAGGCTTTGAATCTTGGGTCACGTATGTATTCCTCCGTTGTCATTTTGCGGAGGGTGTAGCCCTCCTTGGTGTTCCACGCGGTCTCGAAGTCGATCGTGATGATTTGTTTATAGGGTGCCGACATTTTTCTCCTTTAGTTTTGCTTCAATGGCTCGGGCAAGTTCCATGTTGTTAGCCCACCCAACACGATAGATCTCGCCAATCTCTTCACTGGTCAGGTTGACCCATGTGCGCTGTGGTGGGGTGCCGTTCTCACGCGCCAAGGCATCTTGCAAAGTCTCCTTGCCGATTACCGCAGAAGGCCAGCGCTTTTCCGACATCTTGTTGGCCATGGCATACGCATCAAGCATGCGGATCACGAGTATCAGGTTGCCATCGCTGTCCTCGTAGATGGTCTCGTACATGCACTGCGTCTTCACAAACTGCACAAAATCTATAAAGTTCATTGCTTTCTCCTTAATTAAACTGTTCTTTTGGTGGTGCGTCTAAAAGATTTAAAAAGCCGAAAAAATCATTTGCCGCCAGCATGAGCTGCGACGCCTCCATCTCGTTACAGTTTAGGGTAACGACTCCTGCCATCTGATCTTCGGCACGGCCAATGATGACTACACCTTGCGCCTTGCCTTCGCCGTAGCACATCACCAGTTTGTGTATGAGCAGTTTGAAATGCGCCTGCTCCTCGTCTGACATGGCGTGGACTCTGCGCTCGAGCTCCTCCTGTGTCATCATGTCTTCAAAGTCCACGTGCTTTCTCCCTGAGTATTTGTTGTAGTTCATCTAGGTTGCTCTCCCTTGCAATGAATGTTGTTCCGCCTGCGTTGTGTATGCGGTTGAGTTCAAGGTCTTGCAGGGCTGTTGTCTTGCCGTTGCCTGCCTTGCACTCAATCGCAATGAAGTGTCCGTCCATGCAAGCGATGATGTCCGGAATACCCGCCCGACCAAAGCCATTCGCTGGTGGCATGAAATGGTAGATGCCTAGCTTGTCTAAGATTTCACGCACGCGCTTCTTGACTTTTGATTCAGGTGTCGAGGCCATCGTATCCTCCGTTTGCTTTGACGTACCTTGTCAGGTTGACTTCAGGGTTGCCAAAAGTTAAGCCGTCATTGGCGATCTCTCTGTTGAGTAACTCGAATGCCTTCAATATAGTTCTGATCCCGTAGGAGTCCACAACCTTCTTCACATCAGGCAAGAAGGCAGCGCTCGGGTCAGACGCCAGTATGAGGTACAAGAGCCGCAAAGTCATCCAGTCTTTCTTTTTGAGTTTGGATGGGTCAGTCATTTCGTTCTTTCTCCTTGCGGTTTAAAAATACAGCGTCAGCAGGATTGCGTGGACGCTCGAAAACTTCGTAGTAGTTCTTCGGTCTGGTGCGCATGACACGGCGTAACCATTCAGCACCGCCCATGTCCTTAAACTTTTCCCACTCCTCGTCCGACAAACGTACGTATCGTGCCTTTAGGGGGGCGGGGGGCTTTGGGCGGGGCATCTAGTAAAACTCCTTCATGCTTGTTGGGTTGCCGTTCTTTGGCACGTGTGAATATGCCGAACTGTTTGTATCCGAGGTCTTCCTCGGTTTTGATCTGACTGCTTGGGTTCTTCGCACGGAAGTACGGATCGCTCATGAAGATACTCGGGCGTTGTACCTGTGCGAGTTCTTCCCATGGGTTGAGTACTTTGGTCATGCTTGTCCCATTTCTTGGTTGTCTAAGTGATAACGAATCCCTTCTGCGTCCCACAACCCTTCTTTGCATATATCAAGGATGCGTTCACGCTCGGTCTGCTTGCCTGCCTCGTACCCCTCTTGCCATGTCATGTATGACTGCGGTGGGTGGTTGGCAATCACAAGGGCGGCAAAGCGTTCAAGTTCATTTGCGTATGCCGTAGCTTCCCAATTAACCAATCCCGCCTCTCGTGCCATGCGAATAATGTTTTCTCTGTTCATGCTTGTCCCCTTGCTCGGATGCGGTCACGCAATTCAAAGTATTGGGGCGGTATCAACTCTGCACACGCCTCACGCTCAGCAGAAGCAACGAGGGTAGCAAGTTTGTAAGACAAAGACGTACCGTCTTGAACGGATGCAAGTTCAACATCAAAACCCGCTTTTTTAATTAGCTCAAGTATTTCTTTGTGTGTCATAGCTTCCCCAACTGTTTGAGTGCTGCTTGCAGGCCGGCCACACCGCCCACACGCTGATCGTTGATGAAGATCTGTGGCATCTGCTTAGCATCGGGATAGTGCGCCACGAAGTTAGCAAAGCGATCGCCCACCATGATGTCGATCTCGTTGTAGTCAAGCCCCGCC